CGCGACAGAATTCACTCGGCACGGCAACTCTATCGAAGTGTGCACATAGTTTACCATAATCTGCGTGCACTGGGTCCGTCTCGCAGACTGTCATGCACGTCACCCTTTTCGCCTTTTCTTTGATGAACGGTATGCATTTGAGCGTCTGTTCAACCGGTATCGCAAAAAGAAAAGCGTGGTCGGTCTCGGGAATGTCCTGACCGAACTGGTAGTATTCAGCACCAGGGAATAACTGGGAAAGTTTTTTGCAGTGTTGACCCAGCCCAGAAGACAGTGAATACCCGACAAAAATCATCGACTCGATCTTTCATTAAAACTAATTTCTTCTCTAATATCAAATCAAAACCATGGCGATCGAACCCATCATTAAAATGATCAGAGAAGAACAGGACGCGAACCGCATCGACAAGGATAGACTCCTCGTCATCATCGAAAAGCTCGCTGAAGAAGTCGGTGCCAACCTGAGTGGAGGGGCCAAGGGTTCATCCGTCGCGGGTCCCCGGGGTCCACCGGGCCCGGTCGGTCCAGCTGGACCGGCTGGGCCGCCTGGAGTGTGCCAGTGTGCTTCTGCGAAGTCGTCGGCGTCCACGCCAGCTAAAAAAACAGCAGCTAAGAAGACTACAGCAGCCAAGAAGGCGTCCGAATAGACTACTCGTCAGGTGAACAAATCTCTTTGTATGCCATGAAGAGCAGAGCCATCTTGTAACTCATAAAACATGTAAACGTCTCGGCGTAATTAAAATCGATTGGGAAAGAGTCCCACCCGTTCGCGACCGTTTCAAAAACAGCCGTAGATATCGGTATCAATAACTGTTTCTGAATCGGGCTCTCCTCGATTCGATCGACGTAATCCCCGAGCATGCCGACATACGCGACCGATGCGATTGTACCCACGACGGATGACACCCCGCCACTGACACCACTGACTCCGGTGTAAAAGGCGGTGAGCCCCAGGCCGCAGCGAAGGGTATCACGTCTGAGGGTCTTCTTTATCTCACGATACGTCTCGGGACGTCGGTACGCCGAAGTGACGACGCGTCGTGGGCGCGCGACTTGCATGTTAATGAAATGTCGGAAATTAAGTAGGGTGAAATAACGCCATGCGAATAGCTTGGGATGGAATATGTCTGTTTTGCGCGTGCCCACTGGATATCTCAGTAGAAGCGCGAGACAGTTACGAACACTTCCTATACAAAAAGTATGCCACGCGATATGGAATATATCTAGCGAATAACACCGGGTACGTACGCGTTATTGGCGGTAAATGCAGGTGGGTATGCCGATCATGTTTTTCATTGAATATTCGGATTCACGCGCATCCGCGAATCATGCATCAAATACAAATCGGAAAAATGAAAATGCACCCCCCAGTATCTACCGCCTTATCTTTCGTTGAATTAGAGACGTTTTGTAGTTTTCTCAGGCGTAACTTTGACAGGGAGCGCGACGGGCGCGCCATACCGTGACGACGAAGATGAAAGAAGTCGTGCAAAAGTTATCACACGTGGAGCACGTGCTCAAGAGGCCAGATTCCTACGTAGGGTCGACGGCACACGTGACCGAGGAATACTGGCTCTTGAACGACGATGCATCCAGGTTCGAGAAGCGAGTGGTCAAGTATTCACCGGCGCTTTTAAAGATATTTGACGAGGTACTCGTGAACGCCATCGATAGAAACTCGCTACACCCTAAAGACGTGACGTACATAAGAGTAGACGTCGACCCAAACTCGGGTCAGGTCACCATAGAGAACAACGGCCCCCTGGGCGGAGTGGCCGTCGCAAAGAACGCGTCCGAGGGCGTGTACAATCCCGAACTTGTCTTTGGACATCTGCTGACGTCCACAAATTACGACGATACATTAAAAAGAGTCGTCGGTGGAAGAAATGGATATGGTTCGAAACTATGCAACATATACTCAGACCAGTTTTCAATCAAAATTAAAGATCCCGTGAACAAATTGGTGTATACACAGAAATGGAACGCAAACATGTCGAAAAGAAACGATGCGAAGATCAAGCCGTACGCGAGCGCGACGGCGTCCGTGACCGTGAGTTTCACACCCGATTGGAAACGGTTCAACATGACCGCGATGGACGATGCCATCATTGACATATTCAAGAAGCGTACGTGGGACGCAGCCGTGTGCACGTCCAGCGCGTGCAAAGTCAAGTGGTGTGGCCATGTCATAGGCGTCAAAACTCTGGAGAAGTTCGCGAAAATGCACGCCGGAGTTGAGAAGACGATGTGCGTGACGACCGACAGGTGGACAGTGTGCATTGGACCGTCGCCCGACAGTTCGTTTGAACACGTATCGTTCGTCAACGGTATCTCCACGACGAAGGGTGGTTCGCACGTCGATCACGTCGCGAACGTCACGGCAAACGGTGTCATAACTGAATTAGCAAAGAAAATACAGCTCCGTCCGAATCAGGTGAGAAATGCCTTTTGGGTTTTCGTAAGGGCGACATTGGAAAATCCAACTTTTTCTTCGCAAGTGAAAAGCGAGTGCACGAGCAAAGTCTCTGAATTTGGGTCTCGCTTTGAACCACCAACTAAAAACTTTTTCAAAGCCGTGCTCAGAACCGGAATACAGGACGAGCTCATGCTGCTTTCGAGATTTAAGGAGATGAAAATGCTCGCGAAGACCGATGCATCCAACACGCGCAAAAGCAAAATAAGCGGCGTTCCGAAATTGGACGACGCGAACAAGGCGGGCACGCAATTGAGTTCGAGGTGTACGCTAATCCTCACCGAAGGAGACTCGGCAAAGACGCTCGCGGTCGCAGGTCTTTCAGTAGTGGGAAGGGATTTCTACGGCGTTTTTCCCCTTCGCGGCAAGTGCAAAAACGTACGCGACGCCCCTGTTTCGGCGCTGACTGCGAACAAGGAATTCGCTGATCTCAAAAAGATCCTCGGTCTTCAACAGGGCAAAGTTTACACGGACGTCAACGATCTCAGGTACGGTCGTCTCATGATCATGACAGACGCGGATGCAGACGGAAGCCACATCAAGGGACTCGTTCTTAACATGATACACGCATTTTGGCCAAGTCTTTTGAAAATAGGTTTCATGGTGTCGCTCGTCACACCCGTCATCAAGGCATGTCGCGGTAATAAGAGCCTCGAATTCTACACGGATCGCGCGTTCAGGAATTGGTACTCACAAAACGAACCAGTCACCGGCTGGAAGATCAAATATTACAAGGGCCTGGGTACGTCAACATCGGCCGAGGCGCGCGAGTACTTTCGGGCGATTGATAAATTGACCGTGCGGTTCGACGCGGACGAACACGCGGACGATTCGATCGTTCTCGCATTCGACAAAACGAAAGCGGATGATCGAAAGCGATGGCTTTTGCAGAGCACCGGATCCGCCAACCTCGAAGTGGCGTACGGTGAAATTCAAAGCCTCACGATCACGGACTTCATCACTCGAGATTTAGTGAACTTTTCGCTCGCCGATATACGCAGGTCCATCGCGTCCGTCGTGGATGGGTTCAAGCCTTCTCAGCGCAAAGTCATGCATGCGTGCTTTCAGAGAAACCTGACCGGCGAGATGAAAGTCGCCCAGCTCGCGGCGTACGTTTCGGAGAAGACGTCGTACCACCACGGTGAAGTTTCGTTGGCCGACACGATCGTCAGACTCGCAAACAACTTCGTTGGCTCCAATAACATGGCTTTGCTCGTACCGGTGGGTCAGTTTGGAACAAGGTTACTCGGCGGTAAGGACGCGTCGGCGACGAGGTACATATTCACGAGACTCGACCCAATCGCGCGAAAAGTTTTTGACAAACACGACGACAAAGTCCTGAGGTACCTGGAAGACGACGGTGTTCCGATCGAGCCGGACTTCTTCGTGCCCGTTATACCGATGGTGTTGGTAAACGGGACCGAGGGCATAGGCACGGGTTTTTCGACCTACGTACCGCCGTTTAAAGCATCGGACGTGATAGAAAACGTACGCAGGTACATGCGCGGGGAGCCGATGTCGGAAATGCGCCCGCACTTCGAAGGCTTCACGGGTCGCGTGTTCGAACAAGACGGCGCG